AAGAAAACGAATCAACAAACTATGTTATCGGTGTCATGTCTGACTCCGTTGACTATGAAGAACTACCACAACTTTAAGGAGAAAAGAAATGAAAGCAATCGTATGGAGTAAAGAACAATGCCCGTATTGTGATATGTCAAAGCAATTATTGACTACCAAAGGTATTGAATTTGAAGAAAAGAAAATCGGCAGTGGCTACACTAAAGAAGATTTATTGAATGCAGTTCCAACTGCACGTTCAGTACCACAAATCTTTTTAGATGACAAACTAATCGGTGGTTTTAAAGAACTACAAGAATATCTAACAGCACAAGAAAGTATCGAATGACATTAGAAGTAGGACAAACATATACGTTCAAATTGAACTCAGGTGAAGAAATGGTCGGAAAGTTCGTAGAACAAGACGGTCAGTACTTGACTATCGAGAATCCAGTCTCTATTGCACCCTCACAGAAGGGTATGCAATTGATACCTAGTCTTTTTACTGTAGATCCAGACACTCCTGTGACACTAAATACTAATAGCGTTTCCTTATACGCTTTAACTGATGATTCAGTTAAAATGAAATATATCGAAATGACGACTGGTATTCAAGTACCTGACAAGAAAATCTTAGTAGGATAATATGGCACAGTTAAGTCGTAAGGGTGATACAAATCAGGAAGGTGGCGCAATCATGCGCGGAGCCGGAACTGTATTTGCCAATGGCATCCCTGTCGGCTTACACGTTAGCCAAATTACTCCTCATGCCCCGTGGGGTAGACCCCACCCTCCCCACCAAGCCGCTATGACTACATCAGGTTCACCTACAGTATTTTGTGAAGGTGTTCCTGTTCTTAGAGTAGGGTCGGGAAACAGTTGCGGTCACAGTATCGCACAGGGGTCACCTAACGTAAATGTCCCATGAGTTATAACGGAAAACCCACACCACTAACAGTAAACGTATTAGGATCATTCTTAGTAGATACAGGTCTACGAATCAATCCTACGGCTGCTGGCTTGATGGGCTCAAGTACAAGTCTTAGTAACTATACTCCTGGTAGCTTATATAATAATACATGCTTGGGCACCCTTGCTTCTGTTGTTCGTTTAGCATACACAAAGGTGCAAGCTAATCAAATGAGTAGCACGTTGTATGACAGTCTACTCAGTTTAGGTAGTCAGTCTATCCCTGCATTGGGCAATAGTAAACCATCTACATATACTAGAACATACTCAGGTGAACTTGCTAGTTATGGGTTCTTACGTTTGATCCCATATCAAGCACATAAAGAATTTTATCTTAACTCAGGTAAGTACTCAGATTTCTTGAGTACGTTTTTGTCCTGCAATTCTTTTGCACAATCGCAGAATGAATTTATATCAGCAATGAATCAATCTAAGGGTTACTTAGATGGCTCATATAGTAACATGAATGACTTGATAACTAGTGATATCACAGGGGTCAGTCTTTCAACATTATACTGGGGACAAGATTTGATTGCAACAGGCAAAGCAATCAACTTAGCTAACATAGATAAGTTCGGTGAACCTGTGCAGTTGTTGAGAACTATCAATGATAATAGAGCAACCTCAACTGGTTTGAACATTGCTTTGTTGGCTGCGGGTATGACTAGTACAGAACTAGAAGCAATCTTTAATGGTAAAGAACCTACGTTAGAGCAACAACGATTAATGTATGGATGCTTCAACATGGTTATGGGCGATGACCTACAAGATATTCTTATCCCGTTGAATGTGCAAACACAAGGGTTAAATTCACTTGCTGACTTACTTGACCCTAAGAAGCTATTCCCTAACAGTTATCAAACACTAACATACCCTGAATACAACATTAGTCCACAGCCAACGAATAGCAAGACCTATCATCTTACATATAAAGACGGCGAAGTAGATATCAAATCAGGTTCTATTGGGTTTAGACTAACTAACATCCTACCTAATAATATCAGCTATGCATGTGACGCTCTCAGCATGGCAATGATGCAGATTAAAAACATCAAATCTATGAACATTGAAAAGTTTAGCCAAGTTGTAGCTAACTTAGAAAGTGTGACAGATTTACAAGTCAACGGGACATCTCAGCCTACAGATGCCTCACTAGTTACTAATGCGTTACCGATTTTAGCAAAAGGTTCAAACACTGACGGCACATATAGCATGTGTGATTTCTTTGGAGCCATCACTGATTTGCATTACGATTGGTCTACCCTACAAAACCTCATAGCAAAAACGCAAACAGCTACTCTAAGTCTAGCTTACACAAACATGCTAACATTATTGAATGCACCTAGCAACGATAGCTATGCAACATTGCAAACTTACATTAATCAAGCAAACACTGAAATCGGTACAATTTTAAGCAACAATAACCTAGCCACACAACTAAACAACTTATACAATACATTTGGTACATACTTACAAAAAGAACAAACTGCACGTGATTTAGCATTAACTGATGATTTATCTACGTTATTAACTAATCCAACAACTACAACATCATTCATATCAAACATTGGGTCCCTAAGCGCCCAAACAGAATTAAAAGGACCTGCAAGGGTTCTTGAAAGCATTGCAAACACCGATACTATAGGAGGAAAAAGTTTAAATGCATCAATGCGTGAAGCAAGAAACGCAATGAAATTAAGTTTAACCGGAGCCGTGCAAGATAACGAAATCTCGCCGAATACTCTTGTTACCGCACCAGTCACAGGATCGATGACCAGCTTAGGGGTCCCGATAGTAACAGGTGCAGCAGTTGTTCCAGGCAGTTTAGCGGGAAGTCCTGAAACAACTCTTATACCGCCAAATCTCAGTATTTTTAACACACCTTCTAATACTAAGGCGGTCTTGAACCCTAGTGAAGCAGTAGAATCGGTAACGATTTGTAACTGCGATTGCTGGGACAAGTAAAATGATTATCTAATCATTACAATCGAAAGGAGTCAATTATGACCTACATAAACATCATTAAGATGTTTCTGTTGTTGCCTATAATTGTTTTAGGATTGTGCTCAGTACAATCTAAACCGCAGCAGCAAGAAATCGAGCAACCTAAAGTAGTTGCCAAGGAAGTAGATAAGAAGCAAATACAATGTATGGCTGACAATATCTACTATGAAGCAGGTGGAGAACCTACCGAAGGCAAAGCAGCCGTCGCACGTGTAGTTCTTAACCGCATCAATCATGGGTTCGCCCCAACACCATGTAAAGTAGTATATCAAACTACAAACGTAAAGCAAACTACTGATGAAGAAGAAACATTCTGGGTAAGAGTATGTCAGTTCTCATGGGTATGTGAGGGCAAAAGTAACCCAAATCGTAACTCAGCACGTTACCAAAGTTCTTTACAAGTAGCTAAGGATGTGTTAATATATGACAAGTATAAAGAAGTAATACCTAAAACAGTATTGTTCTTTCACAACACAAGTGTGATTAACCACTACCCGCATGAGGTAGTAGCTAAAATAGGCAATCATATATTCTACAAAAAGAAGCATGACAAACATAGCAAAAAGTCCAGACAGAGGTACGTTCAGCATCAACGGGTATCGGGAGAGACTCAAAGTGAATCCTGATGACTCGGGCGCAAAAGAAATGGTCGACTTACAGTTAGACTGGATCAGAAAAAGAGAAGACCTGGAACAAACCGTTGAATGGCAAACAGACAACTTAGAGTATGATTTACGTACAAGTACAGTCTTAGTTGACAAAGTTAAGACTAGGGAAGAATACGCCCAGAACTTGTATGCAGCTATGTGCAACAATGAATTCATCAAGAATGAAACTTGGAACATCTTACAAGATAAAACTTGGAGTTGTTCTTGGCGTAGTGCTGGTGGCATTGTTGCTAACATGTGTGAGAAGGGTGACTACATTGACTGGTACTGTTCAGGTATTACTAACGAGTGGTCAGATGAAGAATTCTGTAATGCCACTAAAGAAGAACAAGAACGTTATCTTTGGATGAAGAATAACTATATGGCTGAGAGCCGTGTCACCGACGAAGTTAGAAAAGACTTGTTCGATTTGGGTTGGATAGTCAAAGAAAATACTGACAATCGACTTTGAAGATACATACTAAATGTCCAATCAATTAGAAGAACAACTTGAATTAATTAAAGAACACTGTGTACTCACCGATTCTAAGAACGGTGAAATGCTCATCTACAAGAACGATAATACTATCAGCTATAGTATATTCCTTTACGGTGAGTATTGTGACGCAGAAGTAGAAATTATGTGTAAGTATCTCAATGAAGATAGCTTGTACCTTGATATCGGAACTAACATAGGATATCATGCTCTTGCAGTCGCACAACGCACTAAGAGTATGGTACTTGCGTTTGAACCTCATATCAAGCACTTTGCCGTAGCTGCATTTAATTGCCAAAATGCCCCGGTCAAACTATACAATGCTGCTGTCAGTGACCAACCCGGCACACTTAACATATCAGACTTTGACCCTACTAATCAATCTAACTTTGGAACTGTTGCTATTGACGACAATGGCTCCGTTGAAGTACAAGTTATGACTATCGACCAGTTAGAGTTAAACGTATGTACTCTAATGAAAATCGATACTGAAGGTCAAGAACTTAAAGTATTGCAAGGTGCAGATAAAACTATCGACCAGCATCGTCCTATCATCTTCTATGAAGCAATCGGTGAAACTGACTGGTTAACTGCTTACGACCATTTAGAAACAAAGGGATATAAGCAGTATTGGGTGGGTGTACGTACATTCCCATTGAAAGAGAATCATAAAAAGAACACAGAGAATCCATTTGGTCAGTCTGGTGTTACTAACATTATGGCATTCCCCGCAGAAAAAGAACAGCCTGATTATCTTGTTCCGGTGAGTGGTCACGAATCATATAATCAAATGGTTGCAAGACTGCAAAAGATTCAAATCTTATTTTGATATGACTAAGCTAGTATTGTTCACATCGGGTTCAACATCCGAAGCCAAGGAAGTAGAACATGATTGGGATTTCATAAATGAACGTATGGATATCTCAATCAAAGAGTTACAGTTAACTAAAGACGACATTGTAATTAATGTGTTGCCATTTAACGTTATAGGCTATCATACAATCAGTGCAGGACCTGCAATGCGTGTAGGGTGTACGTTAATCAACATGAACTTCGACCCTTACGCATTCATTAGAATGTTTAACAAATACAAGCCTACTGTGACAGCCTTAATCCCCAAACACATTGAATTGTTACAACAAACTAAAGGATTTGATACGTTGGATATGAGTTGTGTTCGGTATATGGTTATGGGCAGTCAAAACGTACCCCAGTCAATGATTGATATGCTATTAGCTAAGGGCGTTAAAACTATCGGTAACTGGTATGGTAGTACTGAGAACCCTCCACCGGTCTTTATAGCACGTAATAGTTCTGTGTTTGATTTTAAAGACTACGGATACAATGTTGAAATCAATCAAGGTGAATGCTTCATCAACGGTGTTTCGACAGGTGATGTGTTCAACTTAGAAACTAAAGAATATAGTCACAGGTTACAAAATGCAACTAACAGTACATGGAAGTCATAATCTAATAGCACGTGAGTTATTAGAATCAGACATACCTCAGCTTATTGAGTTCTGCAAAGAATGTGAGTCTCTAGGCTGGGAGAACAATAAAGACTTAAAAGCAATCAAACTAGACAAGATGCAGTTACCCTACGGCAAGTTCTTTGTCGCAGTAGACGGAAAGAAGATTGTATCTATCGCAGGGGTACACAAGTTCCCCGAAGTCAATGACAATAGTTATCGTTGTCTATTCAGAGGTGCTCAACTACCCGGATACGCCCCTGCATTCAGTATGAATCTATTCAATAGTGGGTTACACTATGCATACTTCCTCTATCAACAAATCAATCTGATACAAAGTATCGAACCTAATGCAGAGTTCTACAT